CAAGAAGTCTAAGAAGTCTCGTAAGTAAACCACCTTTCTATACCGTCAAATACTAAATTTAAGAACGCTAGTTCTTAAATTTAGTATTTTCGGAAATGACGTGTAATATGAAGAATTTAAGGCCACCGAGCGAAGCGAGGGGGTTCTTAAATTCGGTATTACACGTTACCTCCCAGTGTCTAAGAACTGGGAGGTATTGCCGCAAATTCACCCTGTGACTTTCCTGTACATAACAGTGTAAGTGCTCGGGCTAATACGCACATCATCAACCGGTATCGCATTCTCATCATCGTAGAAGATCCACTTTCCAGTCACTGGATGCTTTGCGTGTGCGGTATAATGGCCACCCCGATGTGAGCCATGGTGCTCGATAGTTGAGAAGAGTTCATACTCGCACTTAGCACTGCTCTCCTCAGAACCCTCATGAAAGACCTTGGCGAAACTCAGCCGCTTCGGCACATTGATATGAGTATTAATACGATTGCCACCGTTCTCATTACGCTTCAGCGTAATAATCACCCAATTTCCAAGACGCCAGTAAGTATAACTTACTGTCACCTTCTGCCGCTTAGTACACTTATCACACTCATAATCATCAACCTCCTCACCCTTACAGTCCTCCACCATGAGATCAATAAGATCTTCCGCATGACCCTTTTTTACACAAAGCTCGTTGGTCATCCGATGTTCCCAGGTGACATTCTCATTCTTACAGCCATTGCAAACAACTGACTTCCGTCTCATAAAGAAGAGTAGCTCAACCATGGGCGAATACTTCTTTTCAAATGACTTCTTCCAGTATTCCAGAGCATTTATAACATCTGGCTTCCGCACCAAGGGCTTAATTGTCATAGTAACCTCTTCCGCGAGGGCCTCGTGAATCTGATCTAGCATGAATACCAGGAACTCATGAGAATCGTGGGCGATAGGGGCACGAAACTGACCATATCCCTCCTTTACAGCTGAAGGGAGCATCTTACTCCACAGATAATTTGTTCTCGCCACATTACCATCACCGGTCCACATCGCCTTAATTAGCTGTCCATATGCTTCTACGAACTCAGTCTTTTCTGACTTGGGCTTCTTATTAAGAAGTTCTGTATGTTGATCTTGAAGAATATAGATAGTTAAATCGACTTGGTGTCTGAGAGCTTGAAGAGTCGCATTTCCATAACAGGTATTACCTATATTGGTCAATCCGCAGAGACCTTTCTCGAACGACATAGTGGGGACTTTGGATTTGTGTTAAAGGGTGTTTCACTTTTTGTTGATGGGCTTAGGCCATCAACAAAAAGTCTTAGGGGCGAAGCCCCGCACTTTTTCAGTCGCTTCGCTGGAAAAATAGTAACGCGGTCGCAACGCAGAGCACTTTTTTAGACTTGTAGCTAGATGAACAATCCCGACTACCAAACGGTTTACGGGGTCGGATTACTAGATGATCTACACAATTACTTCCCCGCCTTTCTTTACGAGCAGGGGCGTTTTCAGACTCTCCCCCAAGCCTTTAGCTATTTTCGTCATCAACTAAATGCCCGCTTCAACCTTTTTTCCTACGGTGCCTCTCTTCACCGAGCAGCAACACCTCGTGCTAGCCCTGGGGCGTCACCTGCTCATCCTAGCCATGGGGCATCAACTACCATGCCACAATGGCATGCGTCGAGAGATGACTTGGCTGCAGATGTGGCTTCACTCAATTTTCTAACATCACTCCTTGGCTCTAGAGAGCCTATTCGAATGGGATTAGGCACACTTGGTGGGCTAGGAGCAGGCCTAGGGGCAGGGCTTGGGGCAGGGCTTGGAGCACAGCCACGTGGTCCAGGGGCAACGCAGGGACTAGCCCCAGACCTCTGGGCAGCCTTTACTACTCCAGTTGTTATCAGGCCGAGCCAAGCAGTTCTAGCAGCCAATACAGAACTATTATCAGGCTCATCACTCCCTTTAACACAAAACAGCTGTAGCGTCTGTCAAGATACAATTTCCGCAACAGAAGAATGTCGTCGCCTCAAGCCATGTCAACATGTATATCATAAAATATGTATTGATCAGTGGTTTTTACGATCTGTTGTCTGCCCCACATGCCGCCATGATATCCGTGTATCTACACCACCTTCTCCACGTATAATGCCGGCAGACCCTGTAGCTGATATACCTGTAATAGATGAAGCAGACTTATCTGGAGCATCTTTATAAGAAAAATAGCGTAAATCCCTATTTTAGCTTAGGCTAAAAATCGGCTAAAAATAGGTGTAAGTAGACTAAAGAGGATTGAACCAATACTCTTTCGCCGTTTGGGACGTTATATTATTTTATCCAAGGTTGCTACATTTACCAAAGGCGGCGAGGCTTACCAAAGGTCGCGAGGCTTACCAAAGGTCGCGAGGCTTACCAAAGGTCGCGAGGCTTACAGCAGGTTCGAGATATCTGGCGGCAGCGTCTTAAGCTGCATGCCATAGTGCTGGCAGATATCCTTCATCAGATCAACCTCCTCAGGGAGTAGGAGATTAATCGTCGTGCCCTTGCGGCCATAACGACCAGCACGGCCAATACGGTGAACATAGTTCTCACGATTCGTAGGAAGCTCATAGTTGATGACCAAGCTGATCTGCTGCACATCGATGCCACGTGCGATGATATCCGTGGCAATCATTACACGAGTCTCACCGCTGATAAACTGCTTCATACGGTGCGTCCGCTCAGGCTTCTCAAGCTCGCCGTGTAGGCAGGTAACTGGGTAGCCCTGGGCAGACATCTTCTCAGCAATCTGCTCCGCCTTCATACGCTTGTTACAGAATATCACCGCCTGAGAGATATTCAGGTTCTTGTAGAGGTCGCAGATACACTCGAACTTGTGGTCCTCGCGATCAAGATCAATGTAGAACTGCTGGATGCCCTCCAGACGAACCGCATCAGGCTCAATCAGGATTCGCACAGGATTATTCAGGATCTTCTCAGCAACTGAGCGAACCGCATCAGGCATCGTGGCTGAGAAGAGGGCAACACGAGTCTTCTCAGGAAAACCCTTCTCAAGGATACACATAACCTGCTTGTAGAAGAGATCCTCAAGCATCTGATCCGCCTCGTCCATGACTAGCACACGAATCTCTGAGCGATCGAGTGCGTTACGGCTCACCAGGTCATAGATGCGACCAGGCGTGCCGACGATGAACTGGGCACCATTCTCAAGTGCTGAAATATCCTCACGGAGACTGTTGCCGCCGACAGCACAGAGCACCTTGAGCTGCATAAAGTGGCCGAGGGAAGTCGCGACCTTGGCAATCTGCTGGGCGAGCTCACGAACGTGGACAAGCACAAGCACCTGGGGACGCTTAATACGCTCATCTACTGTCGCGAGAGAACCGATAACAAAGGTGCCGGTCTTGCCAGTGCCTGACTGGGCCTGGGCGATTAGGTCGCGTTTCTCGGCAATTGGGACGATGCCCTTTGACTGGATAGCACTGGCCTTCTCGAAGCCGTGCGAATAGATCCCGCGAAGGAGATTCTCTGGAAGATTCATCTCATCGAATGAAGTATAGATCTTAATGTCCTCTGATGGGGTCAGAGTGTCGAGCCCGTGGCTCTGAGTCTCGAGGTCCTTGGGGAAGTTCTCAGTGTCAGTCATCTTGTATGTAGTTGGGACTTTGGTTTAAGCAAAGGGGGCAATCACTTTTTTTAGCAGGAAGGCTAAAAGTTGATTTTAAAAAAGCTCCCAACCAAGTAGTCTAAGATGGCCGATGATGAGGATTTCGCCGATGACATGGACCAGGAGGCGGATTTCGGTATTGATGCGGATATCATCGTAGATGATCTTCCGAAGGACGATTCACTCGCAGCACTACTAAAGCACCACCCAGAGTGTATTATTGATTATGCTGAGAAGGTTGCCCCAAAGATTCCTCTTATTGCGTCTCCACCGCTGAATAAGGATCCCAATCACAAGTCAGTGCCCTTTCTTACACAATATGAGAGAACCAAGATTCTTGGCATGCGGGCGAATCAGCTGAGCCAGGGTGCTCGTCCGTATGTTGATGTTCCAGAATATATGACCGATGTTGGCGAAATCGCCCGTCTTGAACTTAAGGAGCGTCGTCTACCTTTCCTCGTTCGCCGCCCCATGCCAGATGGCAGCCACGAGTATTGGCGTCTTTCAGATCTTATTGTCTTCTGAGCCAAACCTCAAAAAAATTATTTCTACATGGGCAGTAAGATCCAAATGTCTCACCACCTGCTTCCGCATAATCAACATAAAAATTATTCTTTTTTAGAACATCATCTATATAATTCTTATGATTCCCGTCTACATAATCGTTTTCCATTATAATTAGATTTATTCCATTTAAAATTTCTGGCATATCCTGCAATATATAATAAAAAGCTCCTTCGCAATCGAGAACTAATGTGTCAAAGGGTATCTTGTATTTATCCATAAGATCTGCATAAGTAATTGTCGATACAGGCGTATATCCTGGTAGAAGAGTATCGCTGACAATTGTTGTCCAGCCCCTTTGAATTAAATTACGCTTTGATAGTGCTGATCCTTCAATATGGAAGCGAAACCCATTTATATCTCTATTTTCTTTTAATTGATTGTAAATATGTTTATCTGATTCTAAGACAACTAATCTTCCAGAATCTGATAAAATAGACGAAATAACCAAGGAATTTCTTCCAATATTTCCTCCAATTTCTAATACTGACTCAGTGCCCTTAAGATAACGAACTGCCATCTTTTGTTCGGGCAATTCATGGACAAAGCTTCCATAGAGAAGTGTTAACTTGTTTTGAATATCAGTTAGTTTCGCCATTTTGTCTAAGGGGTAAATTGATTCTGGCATTTCTTTTAATATAGTCTCTGTTAACATATCAATATATACACTAGATGAATCATTGTATTCGGATATGCCACTTTCAGATACTACAATAATATACTTTAACACATTTGGCAAGGGATCTGTAAAGATTTTTGCTCTAGCTAAGTCTCCTTTTGGTATAATAATATAATTATTACATTTTAGGTCTTGAATACAGATATCAGTTACATCTATATTACTTGTTGGAGTTCCATAGAGGATACGCATATATATTTATTTATTCGCCAGTTCTTAAGTCAGCGGCTTGCTGATTTATCTGTAACTGCGTGCCTCTTTGATCATCCCGCATTTTCTCGATAATCTCTAGAAATACATCATAGGAGTATAAGTTGTTCGCATAAATGGGGGCAAAGTAGGCAATAGTTGTTACATTTACTTTAGCAGATTCAATAATCTCATTCCATGAATATTGTTTTGGGACTTTTACACACTTGGTATCTCCATATACAGTCCCATATTCAAAAATCAGTTCGGGTTCATGGTGATAACTAGCCGTTCCAGAACGCAGAAATCTTCCAAGATATTTTCCATCGTAGCTCCAAGCCTCAGACATTCTAAACAATATCTTTTAAAAAATTACCGTCAAATCTATAATTTAAGAACCCCATTGGGTTCTTAAATTATAGATTTTAGTGAGTAACGTAAAGAACTAAAGTGAAAAGAACCCCCCCTCCCTTAGGAAGGGGGTTCTTAACTTTAGTATTTCACGTTAAGCCAGGGAAAACCCCTGAATGTGTCTTCTGTGAAATCTGATTAAATCTCCAAATGTATATGCTGTCGATAAACAACGACTAGACACGATGCCATCAAAATAGCCTCGTGTCTTGACGTCAACAATACAGGTCCAGACGGAGTCCTTCCCATTATAAAGCTGAACAAGATCGCCTTCCTTAAATTGTTCTTCAATTATCTGTTCTGCTTCTATAAATCTCGGTGCTATCATAGCAAATCATATAAGTAAGTGGTATCTTTATTTTTTAGGTGCCTGAGGGGCTGGAAAAGCACACGAAAAGCACAGGAAAAACACACGAAAAGCACACGTCAAAATATTACAATTCGTTTTTCAGGCGGAATATACATGGTCGCACCAGGACCTATATCAAAGGCATCATAAAACTCATTAATCTGAGAAACAACTAAGTTAACCCGTAAAAAGGCCGGCGAGTGGCTATCCAAGTCAACCGACGATTTGAGCTTTTCTGGCCGATACTTCGTTCTCCATGAGACAGCAAAGGCGTAGAAGAATTCTCTGAACTCCGCATTTCTTTTGTCGATTTCCATTATTCCACGGCGTTCCATATCAGTCTTGAGTGCCTCGAGTGCTATCGCCACGCCGCCCAAGTCAGCAATATTCTCGCTCAGAGTTTTCTCACCATTGATATGTTTCCCATACACTGTCTGTTTATGGAATAATTCAATAAGTGCCTTTGACTTCTGTGTATATCTCATCAAATCTCCACGTGTCCACCATTTCTTCTTTTCACCTCTCGCATTAAATTCTTTACCTTCCTCGTCAAATCCATGACACATCTCGTGGCCAATAATTGTCCCTAGGGCACCGTAATTCCATGCGGGAGAAGCGTCCTTTGAATAGAAGGGGCTTATACAGGTCCCATACGGAATCATTATCTCATTATTCTCATTGAAATAATAGGCATTCACCCTATAAATCCCTTCCTCCCAGTAATCGTAGTTTTCTCCCAATCTAGAAAAAAGAGAATTAGTATTCCACGACCCAAGATCATAGATATTTTTGATACAATTTGTGGGATCTAGGTTGATTTTTATACTAGGAGCCCAATTCTTTGGTCTAATCGTATCAATACCCATTCGCCCAATCTTTTCAATGGCGGCTAGACGAGACCCCTTCTCTAACCAATCTACCGCCCCAATTCTCTTTTTAGCAGCCGCCACAAGATTGGCCGCCAATCGTTTGACAGGTCCACGGATTTCTGGATCACCCGCCTCCTCCCAGAAAATCCGCGAGTAAGTGTCATTCATGTAACGATAGACCGTGTTCACATAGACTTCCATTCGTGGAAACTTCTGCCTCTGCCCCTGAATTAGACGGCCAAAGAATTCAAAATCGAGATCGTCATAGGGGGCAGATAGATAAGGAAGTGCGTGGAAGATGTAAATTTTTGCCAGATATAATCTCCAGAAATCAATAGGAACTTCCTTTAACACCTTCTCTAAATAACGTATCCAGCTCGGCGAATTATAGTAAATTTTCTTTGATTTCCAATTCTCAAGTCCGCTCACCTCAAACCACGTGGCCCAAGGAATTCTCGGATATTTTGATAGTAGCTTGCCGCCTTTTATGTGTATATCATCAGAATTCCATAGGGCATCCATTTTAAAGGCGAGAGTTTTCTCAAATTCATATACAAATGAGAGATTATTTATATTGAATAGATTACCTGCCTTATCCATAAGCTGCTTGTATTTCTCTGTTATATCTGGATACTTGTATAAGGATAAGGGAAGACTGGGGCAATTAGAATCAAGACGCAAATTGATTTTCTTATCAGGCATGATGTGATACTGGTAATTGAAAATGCTAATTATACGACTTTTTGCCATGGCGGAAAAATGTTTAATAATATCGTCAACAGTATTCACACACTCAATCGACTTTACAATTGAATGGATATAATCAAGACTAGCGTGTTTTGTATTTTTATCTTTAAAGAAAGAATCTTTAAGATCGATCAAACTTTTATTGGTAGTCGATTCAAGAATTTCGACCGACTTATGAAAAACGCATCTTTCAACCTCTTCACTCACACCGAAATCATTTTCAAACGGAGGGACGTGCACCTTGGAGATCCATTCATGGTTGACCCAATCGTAAAAATTATTGGATGCGTGTTCCAAGTCAGTTGATGAATAGTTCGAAGCAGCTGCTGGTATAGGGATGTAACAAAACGGTTGAGATGTTATCTTCTTTTGATGCCTTTGGGCTTTTGAGCTCTTTCTTGTTTGGCCCATCTACTTTTCGACATATTTCTGTAAAACAACGACGACGCTTTATGACATAGCTATGAAAATGGAGTTCATGTGATATACTATAAAGAGTTTTCGTCGCCATTTAATTATTAGTGTGATTTTGATCCGGAAAGGCATGAATGAAATATGCAACACGGTCTAATCACTGAGTCCATCTCTTTCCACAATTCAAACAATGGATAAAGATTGTCATCGGCTCATCAGCAGAACGCGTCTGTAGCTCGTAATACGTGCACTTTCGCTTCTTACACCCATGGCACATCCACTTATCTGTAGCACGTGAGAAATCACCCTCCAGCTGAATCTGCTCTCTCTTTGCCTGTCTATCCACCATTTGTTGCCAATTCTCAGGACAGAGCTCATAGTAATTCTGCTTCGCCACTTCCTCGAGGCTGAGTTCCTGTGTAATAAAGCGGACCCAGAGATTCTTATTCTGAATATAGGAATCTGGATTAAGATTTCCAATAAGTCGCCGTGCTACCGCGAAGTAGATATCTCTAAATGCCTGGGATGACCATGTCTTTCTTACCTCCTCAATGCGAGCAGTATCCATTGACTTCTTGAAGATTGTCTCTTCAATCTTATTCTGCGTATCAGCATCAAGCTTATCATGGAAGAAAGATGATATGATCTGTAGGACTCTGGTTCTATGAGGATTGCCCTCAGCAGTAGTATTATCCTCGATCTCTGGAAGCTCAACCTGTGCCAAGGCCGATTTGCGAACACGCGTAGCACGAACAGGCTTCTCGAGAACCGGCTCCTCATCGTCGTCAAGATCATCCTCAGGCTGATCGTCGACTGCCTCTGTTCCATCAAGATCCTCTACGCCATCGTCTCCGTTCACATTATCGACAATATCGGAATCATTCTCGGTGCTCTCGGAATCAGAGTTATCCTCCTCGCCCTCCAAATTACTTGTGTAAAAGGTTTCATAGTCGGCGGTCTTGAGATTCACAGCGGGTGTATATTCTGTAGCGGATGCTGACGAGACTACGAGAATATCTCCGTAGAAAGTCATTCCCTCGAGCGGGCTTGGAAGATGATGCTGATTCTCTGTCTCCTCCTTGCCATCGAGATATCCGAAGAAGAAGAGTGTTCTCTGCTTCTGCCGCCAATAGCTCTTACCTAATAGTGAAGGGGCCTCCTTTTTCTTTAGAGTTGTCATCATGGCGGCTGGCGTGAGGGACTTTAGCTTTCCCTGGCGAATTTCGCCCTTTTGTGCGAGAAAGACAACCTGGACATCGGAGGTTACGGTAGCAGCCATTCTAGAAGTTGGAGTTAGTGTTTACTTAAACTCTCACTTCAACTTTTAGTTAGGCAATGTTTATTCAACGAGTTTGGGATAGGGCTTCTAATCCTTCGTGCCCTTCAGGCAAAGGAGAATGGATAATTTGGGATGCTGGCAATGAGTTCTGGGAGATGAAGGGTGATCTGATTCGCCATTTTTCAATCGTATCACGTGTAAAAGATGAGACAACTATTGTTGAGACAGTTCAACTTCTGAATGATTCACCGATTCCCCTGGAAGCGATACGGCAGGAGGTTCGTGGTTGGAAGGTAAATGAGAAAGTTCTGCCTTCTGTAGGAATGAGAGCACAGGTGCCCCCTTCAAGTCACTCTCCTTCAAGGGACTATCCTTCAAAGCAGATGCCTTCAAGGCAGATGCTTCAGAAAAGAGTTTCTCAACCTTTGAGACAAGGTCCCGCATTTCTTCCAGATACTCCTGAGGATGTTTCAGAGCATCCTCCACCGCCGTCACAGTCTCATGAACCTCTTTTACACAAAAACACGAAGACCATGAAGTCCATAAGCCCCATGAGCCCCAAGAAGGCTGAGAAGGAAGACATGTCTGAAGGGTCTTTACCGATGTTTGTGCCAGAGACATTAGTTCCAACGTCACTGGAAGAACAGTCAAAACAGTCTTCTTACACTCCTCCAAATAATATATGGTCGTCTCTTTCCCAGTGGATTCCGCCTTCAGCACTCTTTCAGCCTTCTCTGCATCATCAAGCATTTTTAGAATTGTCTGGCACACAAGATCGATCTTGCCTTGAGAAGAAAGATTTGGAAGAGCACTCGCAAAAGAGAGAAGTTCGTTCCCAATACGTAAGACATTCTCAACATTCCAAGCCTTATCGCCCAAAGATTTCTGGGCCATCGAAACAAGTGTCGACGGGTCCATTATTTATCTAGAGTATATACTTAATTAATAATTTAAACCGGTCTGTTATTACACGTCAGTGGCTCCGCCAAGAAAATCTATAATTTAAGAACTAATGTTCTTAAATTATAGATTTTATGGTAATAATTCTCTAAAATAATCCCAGCTGATAGATCAGATATGAATACTAAGATTACACTAGCTGTAGTTGTGGCGTTTCTGATATATTCCTTATATTCTTGGTTTTCAATTCCCCAGATCGACGGCTTTGATATAAATAGCCAAGAATACTCAAACGTCGTTGTGCCATATAAATCGCCTGCACCGACCCAGGTTATTTCAGCGGGTGGACCAAGTGCACCATCTGCTGCTCCACCAGTGCCAGATGTGCCTAATATGGTTCCACCTGAAGAGCCATTTGACCCTCAGGAACAGTCCTACGAATCGGCAGACCACCCTGATCGCCTCAGATATCCTGAACGGGCATATGGCCCCGGCCTTGAACAGGACGACACTAACAGAGCAGTGGAATCTGGAATCGCGAGTAATTCCTACCAAAAAACAATGAATGCATATGAGACCTTTGGGCCAGAGTTTGCTCAAAATGGCGGGGCATTCATGGAGAACGGCGTTATGGCCAATGATACGGCTTTGAATGATGAGTATTCGAGCATTTGATTAAGTTAGTAACTCCGTAGCAGTTTGAGCTGAAGGCACACGAGGCACACGAGGCACACGAGACACACGAGAAGGCTAAAGCCGGCAGAAGGAGTATATGGAGGATGGAACCAAGTCTCCGCTCAAGCTCATATAGGCCAACCGAATGTAAACTTAAGAGAACCGATCCGGCTCTCCACGAAACGATTCAACGATTCGTGGAGAGCCTGTCAGACGATGTGCGAGTTAGCCAGTATGCCGATGTAAACTTCGCAATCAAAAAGCTGCAGGGAAAGCCGTGGTATTGGCTTACACAAATCGGCCGTTCAGGATATCTTGTCTTTCTTCCAAATACGCCGGCGGTATGGATTGACGAGCAGTTCAAGCATTCATACAAGGTTCAAATACGCGTGAATAGTTCTGTATATACAGAGAAAACCGTTATGGTCGCATCATTGGATATGGTTGATGGCCTTCTACGGCTCGAGGATTCCTGGATCATCGCAGGAAAGAACATCAAGTTTCAGGAAAGAATCCCTTTTACACAACGCTGGAACAGTCTCTTAGAATTCTACTGTGTTTTATACAAGAATGATTCTGCCTTACAGCAAGGTTTGCGTATCGAGCCTGCTACTTATGGCAAATTAGTATCAATTAAAGATATTCAAAATATCCCAAATGTTATGCTTGCTCAAGGCGAGGATGAGAGAAGAAGGCTTCGAGTCCAGCTAGTTCCAAGAGATCTGCCTGCACCCGCACCTACACCCGCACCGCAGCAGCAGCAGCAGCAAGTCCATACACGGAATCAAGCTCCTGCTCCAAGGCCTCCTCCAAGGCCTCAGCCTCAGGCGAAGGCTCAGGAAGCAATGGCGGTTGCACACCCAGAGTATCCCGATACATATGATCTTTTTATTGATGGTGTAAAAAAGGGTTATGCTGCAGTCCAGGATCTTGATCTAAGTAAGCGACTCAAGACTGTAAGTTCAAAGGAAATCCGCGTAAAAATCGAATGGAACCCAGAATTCTCTATGTATGAAATAAATGATATCCTAGGTTAGAATGCCTACACGCAGAAATCGTAGAAATACACAAGGTGGCGGTGGAATAGGCGGTGTAATCACATTTGGAAATCCTTCATTTTCTCCTCTAGTGAATAATGGCGTTGCCTACGGCACAACAAGCAGCTGCCTCGATTCCGCACGCCCTGGCCTTATCAGTGGATATTCTCCCAAGGGCCTTATGAGTGGTGGACGTCGCAAGGGTAAGTCCAGATCCAAGAAGCAACGTGGCGGTGCTTACGGATTTGGAGGTGGGGCTGGAATTGTCGCGGGTTATCCTGGTGCCGCCTCATACGCTCCCGTGACGTCAATCGGCTGCACAGGTGCTAGCCCCGTGATGATACCTTCCAGTGGTGCGGATGGTTCTCTAAACAAGGTAGGCGGGGCCCTATGGGATGGGCCTGCGACATCTGCTCTTCAGAGAGGTGGTTCATACCAGCTAGGCGAAACACTTGCCACCGCTGGATATACGCAGCTTGGCCCTAACTCAACATTCGGCACGTCTGCTGGAACACTAGTTAATGCTATCGTTCCCGTTGATGGCCGTAGCTCTGGATGTGGAATGAAGGGTGGTCGCCGCTCTACAAGACGCAAGTCGAAGGCACACAAGGCACACAAGAAAGCCAAGAAAAACTCAAAGAAGAACTCAAAGAAGAGCCGCAAGTAATTAGCATGATACCAGCTCATACACTAATCCCTGGAAAACGATATCGTATCCAACATATCCAGGGATTATTGTGCGGTAGAACCGGCCTATTTATAGAATCATACACATACCAATCATTTATACATCCAGAATATGTTCACGATTTTTATGATTTTAACACAACAATATTATCCATGGGAAAAATGTCTATAAATATAAAATGCTGTTATGATTCCGCTACCTGGGCCTTCTATGAATCAGCAGAAACGCTAATGGCTCAACAAATTGCACGTGGCTTATGCGACCGTATTCCTGAAGATACTGCGGGAATTATTTACGAATTTTTGATAGGGTCTAGAGCTTCTCCAGGAAGAAGTAAATTTCCTAAGCGTTAAATAAATGACTGAAGTTCCTGTCGAAAATTTAGTTGATGGCAGAAGATATCGTATTGAAAGTCGCGATGGTATGCATAGGCCTTTTATAGGAAGATTAAGATTAGGATCTCAGCCATTTGGGTTTCCTCCTGAGTTTTATCGTGAATTTGATAATGTAATATTACATCCATTTGAGCCTCGTAGAATTCATGGTTGGGGGCCCCAACCTACTGACAGGGAATATGCCGAGATAACAAGAAGTAGATTTTTTGAAACAGGTGAATCTATAGCTCTAAAAAAGGTTACAGATTATTTAGGTAATATAAGTATGGGTCAACAAATTATAAAAATAAATGGGAAACCTGCATCTGTGAATAGAGTTATTCCAGATAATACACTTAGAATAGTTGAAAGTTTTTTTGGTACAACAGCTCGGCCTCGGGCTCGTGGGCCGAATCGTTACACGCCGAGAATAAATAATAATAATGCGAATAATAAAAATGCTGAAAAGCCAAAAAAGCCTAGAACACGCAAAAATAAGAGAAAGTCCAGAAAGTCCAAGTCCTAATCAACCATCATACAACGCCCTTTTACAGTAATATCAACCTTTTCAACAAGCTCATGAGCCACAGCATCAGCTACCGCACCCTCTACTTGCGTAGCAATTTCAATCTTATAGGCACATTTCTTATAATATGCCTTACGCTTGAGCCACTGCCCTTGATACAACACATGACTATCGACCACATCAACAATGAGAGGTGCGACAACACGATCACCCTTCTGAACACGGAGAATACGACCTGTGCTCTGCTCAATCTTCTTTCGTGGACTCACCATAACCATCGTATTAAGCGTCTTAATATTCATCGCCTCTGATGCCATCGCATATGTTCCCAGCAAGACCTGAGCAGTCTTCGCACCACCTTCCCGAATATTCTCCTTCATCCCTCCGATATAGTATGATGCCGTTGTTCCCTTGGGCAAACCTCTCTCAATACGCTCCAAATGGGTAATTCGATCACTCAAGACAAGAATACGCCGGTCTGGCTCAGCTACTAGGCCCCGCATGACCTCGTCAATCCTCTCATTGCGTGGCTCGTATTCCAGGATTTGTGTTAAAAGGGTTGGTAGGACAAGCTCGCCGCGGAAGTCTGTCGGCTCATTACTGTAGGCTGGGTCATCGGACTCGAAATCCACCTTTCGCACAATCACGTCTGGATCCGCCTCTCGGATCTTCTCCCAATAAACCGGCTTTCCAATAAACCACTCGAAGACCTTAGTCAGCCCGTCGTCACGCACAGGAGTTGCTGAGAGACCGAGCATATATTTTGTCTGAACCTTGAACAAGGCACGGGAGAAATGTGCCGCACCGAGATGGTGGCATTCATCGAAGATGGTGAGGCCGAAGGAACGGAAATCGGTTTCGTCGAAATCGCGTTGAACAAGCGTCTGGATCATGGCGATACAGCAGTCATATTCTTGAGGTGGCCCCTTTTCAACCGGTGGGCGGGCGGCGTTCAGACGAGCCAGGAGTTCGTCCTTGGTTCCACCGACCTTGAGACCAAGTTCCTTGAGCTCGACCTTCAGTTCGGGAATCGTCTTTGTTACGACGACCTCTTCAATAAGGCCAATTTGTTTCTTGTTTTCCTGGATGATTCCGATACGAATTCCTGGCATAAGAGACTTGAGCTCTCCGCTCCATTGCTGTAGGAGGAACTCCTTATCGACCACGACCATGAATTTTCTCCCCAGACGTGCTGCGATATTAATGGCCATAAAGGTCTTTCCGCGACCACAGGGCACGCAGATAAGGCCGGCACCGACATTTACGAAATTGTCCACAATCTCCTTCTGATAATCGTAGGGCTTTCCAACGAATACGAGATCTTCCCGAATCGCATTTCCATCAACCAATGTCGATGCTTCGGCCTCTCCAAATTCGGCGAGTCCCCAGGCACGAGGAAGATAGTAACGAGATGCCGATTCCTGGTAAACTGGCCAAGAATCTGCCTGGGGGGCGTATCGACCCATTTGCTTAGGGGAAACGTTGAGATCCTTCTGAATCTTGGTATTCTGCTCATGAGTGAGTGAGGCCTTCTTTATAGCATATCCGAGATGTGTGAGAACTGTATTCTTAGAAGCCATTGTGGACCACCCTTTTACAGAGGACAAAGAATCAAATTTATTGGCCTTGGTCCAGAGCATTTTAACCGCCTCCAACAGATGGAAGCGGTGCCGATACTAATCATAATAGGGGCACCCGTATTAACTTCGATTGGATTCAGATTTGCTTTTACCGAGAATATTCTTGTGCGTCTCCTAATGGTAGCGGCACTCATTTATTCTATCCGCTTCGCCAAACCCGCATCAGGTCCCTTGTTTTCTTTACTTGTATTACTCGCGATCGTCACGCTATTACTCGAGAGAAATCACGTTGTTGTAGCATCGCTTGATAACCAAGTAAAAGATTCTAGAATTCCAAAACAGAATAACTTATATAAGCATCAGGCTCCCCAAGATATCTTTAAACATGTTGAGGTAACGGAAGTCTATGCCGATCATGAATCAAATCACGATGCGGAAGTTCATTTAAGCGATAATATACCAGATTTGAAGGAAGGTCCATCAAATCATGATTCACCAGAGTTTTATAAGTCTTTGGGTCTAGTAACGTGAAGTGCCGAATTTAAGAACCCCCTCGCTTCGCTCGGTTGTCTTAAATTCTTAGCACTTCACATCATTTCCGAAAATTCCAAAGTTAAGAACTAGCGTCCTTAACTTTGGAATTTGACGGT